CTGTCTGTCCTTGCTCCATCTGTCACCACGTTCTGCATGCAGTCTGGCATGACAACTGGGGCATAGTGCTACGAGGTTGCCGTCATCATTGCTCCCACCCTCATTCAGCGGAACCTTGTGATGTACTTCCTCCGTCTCTACCATGATTCCCTTAGCGAAACAAACAGCACAATATGGATGAGCCAATCTATACCGTTCACGTATCTTAGGCCAATCACCCTTGTAACGCTTCTTCGTCTCCGGGTTTCTTCCATATCGCTCGTAATTCTTATTCTGTAATTTTTGATGCTCCTCACAAAATCTTCCATACGTAAGGTTCGGACACCCTGCTACAGAACATGCACGTTTAGGTTTACTAGGCAAATCTTTCACCTCTTCCCAAAGAAAAAAGCGTTATAACCGTTTCCAGTCACAACGCCTTATCTATTATCTTCATTCTAATCATATCACACCTAAGCATTCACTTTAACTGTCCTTTACTGCCCACTTTCTGCAGTTATTGCCCATGCCGGAAGAACCACTGCTTCCAACGCCTTACCATGAAGCTTATACACATATCGTTCATTGTACTTCATATATTTTGCAATGTCCTTCCAGTCACGGTCACAAAGATACCTCTGTTCCAGAAGCGTTTTATATTCTGCATTCTTTATAGCGTTAATAACAGCATACACTTCCGTCTTCAAATCGACCAACTTATCAATATCCCTATTGATTTCCTTCTCCAGTTCAACGATTTTCACGATGGTATTTTCCATTCGGTGAATATTCCGATTTGGACTTCCCGGCATATCAGTCATAAGCTTGCTTCCCATAGATGCCATATTACGAAGTGTCTCAATCTGTTCCAACTTACTGTTAATCATCTGGTCTGCACTTGTTACACGCATCAAGTACTGCTTCGCTGTCATACACACATCTCCTCCCTCAATTTTTTTATCAGAAATTCTCCCGGCACAGTCGTGAGCTTCGCATAAAAATCACCCAAGAAAAACCTTTCTACCTGCCTCGCATCTTCTTTCGCTTCATAGTTCTCCGGATCCTTATTCAAAATCCTTAATGCGTCCCGATAATCCTTTGCTGCCTGTACAACAATTTCCTGTGCCAACTTTTCAAAATTCTCCTTAAGCAAATCCACCGAAATTTTATATCCCATAGAATCATCCCTCCTCGAATGGTACACTCTCACCAGTTGCCACCGGTACAAACTCCAACTGCTCATACTGTTCTTCCCAACCGAGCCTCCAGTCAAAATCAAAGCTACTTTCCGAAATTCTCTTTGTTTCCGGTTGGAAAAACATCTTAATTCCCACACGGTTTGTCTGCCCGGTTAGTCTGTTTTTATATACCTTTAATTCTCGCTCTGCTGTATCTGCAGGTATATCCTTTCCTTTAGGTCTGGAATATCGAAGCACCACATCTACCAAATTCGTAATATTGGAACTTCCGGCAATATCATCGTTATCAAACTCCATACCCGTTCTTTTACGTGGATGTGCCACAAGGAAAATAATCACGTTGTATCTCTTCGCCAACTTTGCAAGCGCATTCACAAAAATTGTCTGCTGCCGATACTGGTCAACACTGGTATCATCCACCATGGCAGTCATCAGATTATCTACCACCAACACTCTGCATCCATACTGTTTGATAGCCATTTCCAACGTAGCCAGCAAAGTGTCCTCTTCTGACTTATCTGCTAAAATGTTGTTATCATAAATGTAAACCCGGTCCCGGTACCATTTTTCGATGATTGGTAATGCGCAATTATCCACAGAGTAACTAGCAAATCCCGAAGAAGCAACGAACCGATTAACAAACTCACTGCCAGCCACTTGCCCGTCGAACCAAGCCTTAAAATACCAGTTCATCAACTCTCCAGAATAAAAGAACACATTATGCCCTGCTGCCACCGCAAAAGAACCAAACTGAGATGCCAACGTTGATTTTCCTTCACCACGTTCCCCTGTCAGCAATATCAGCTGACCGAAATAGAAACCACCCAGTATTCGATCCAATGCCTGAATCCCCGTCGAAAACTTCTCCAGTTTTCCAAGCTCCACCTGCTCTACATCAGCAAGAGCCATTATCTTCGGATGCTTCACCGGCACCGCCTGTGCCACTGCATCCACCAAGGCTGCTTTCCCATACTTACGAAGGATTTCATTTGCATCTTTACAGCCTTTATAATCCTCTGGACGAATATGCTTTACGGTTCCATTGAATCGGTTATACATTTCATCCAACAGCGTAATCTTCTCTTTTTCATAATCACCGAACACAATCAAAGTATTGAACTTGCAAAGGAAATCCCAACAATGTGGCAACCACGTGAACCCATTGGCACCGGTCGGTACCGACACCGCATTTTCCACACCCGCCTCAGCCAAAGAAAGGGAATCAATCTGTCCCTCCGTCAGAACCAGAGTATCGTTTTCCATGTTGCACTGATCCATCCCAAACAGAATCGTCTTGCAATCAGCTTCGCACCACTCTTTGCTCTTATCTTTCGTTTTATCAAAATCCGTCTTCCGATACTTGATAAACTGCAGCACGTTCTTTTCATCGTAAAACGGAAACACCAAAATGTTTTCCTTACCCTTTTGCACCGTAATATGATACCGCTTGGTAATTTCCTCGGAAATTCCTCTCGACTCCATATACGCTACAGCTGCAGGCTTCGGCTCTGGCTTCTCCGCTACCCTAAACTTCTTGTACTGCTTAATACCACGGTAATACTCATCTACAGCATTGCTCAGACTGAAACCAAACTGCCTTGAAAGACTAATCATATTTCCTTTGGCACTGCAGCTGGCACGGAAGCAATGGTATTGTCCGGTCGTAAGATTGATAGCAAACTTTTCTTTTTCCGTAGATGTCATTCCACAGAACGGACACTTCTTAAAAATCAGTTCGTTTCCTCTCCGTCTCACCGGTATATGCACATGACTTGCAAATGCCTCCGCATCCTCCGGCTTAAACTCGTATAACGCCATCTACCTCACCTCACTCTTCCAAACTTTCGAACCATGCCTCCGCCGCTTCAATCTCCTGTTCAGACTGACCAGCTGCCTTGTTTCCTTTATTCCCTTGGTTAAAATTATTCTCCTTATTGTATGTGCCGACCTGTTGCTGACCTGCCGCCGACTGATTGCCGACCTGTTGTCGATTGGTTGCCGACACACTCCCCGAAAAACCTTGATAGAGCCCGTAATTTACAATAAAAATGGTTGTCTGATGTGTTGTTGCTGACACCTGCACCATTCCGTCACTCTCCAGCTGACGTAAAAAACGGCTTACCTTATCCCTGCCCCATCCCCAACGTTCTGCCAGACAGGTAATACTACGGTAAACAGTTCCCCGTTTACCTTGTATCACCTCATCCTTAAACGCAAATTTTTCCTCTTTGTAATTGGCAAGCATTATTAAATCAATCCATGCCTGCCCTTTTGAAAAAGGCTTTTCATCCCAAAGCCAATGTTCCTGCAAGGAACGATGAACACCAACAAAACCTTTCTGAGTATTCATCCAAACTCACCTCGTTCTAACCGTTCTTTTAAGTCGCGGTATAATATCTCCTTTATCAGCTCACCACTGGTCTCTTCCTTACAAAAAATAAGGTTGACATTATACCGCACCATAAATGCCACCACGGATGCCTTAAATGCCTTGGAGTTCATTCGTGTACGATATTTCCCATTCAGTAAATTCTCCCACGAAGCATTTTCCGTAATCAAATACACCCGTGCTCCCAGAGCTGCAGCACGTTCAAATTCATTCGTAAATCTCCTGCGTCCCTTGCAAAAACAAGCCGCCAATTCATCCAAACTCATCTTACGTTCCACTACACACAGCGGCTCCACCGTTTCCTCTGTATCATAAAGATATCTTCCGTCCGGAAGTACTGCATTGCACGTGTAATCCCCGTAACTCAACGTAGCCCGACGATACGGGCACTCGAAACGTTCATACCGCTTTCGTGCCCGCTCTGTCGGTTGCTCGCGTGTGTCAATCAGGATTTCCATGCTTTTCAGTACTTTCTCCTGCTCTAACACAGTCATAATGCTTACGCAAAAGGAAGCTCTGCGTCCAAACCATCCGGTACATTCATGAATCCGTCCGCATCCGTGGTCACTGCCGCACCGGACTTACCCTGTCCTGCTGCCAACAACTTATCCTTCGGAATCGTATATCTTCCAGAACGAATAGCATCCACCTTGCAGACAGCAGCAAGATTAGTACTTTCCCCGATAGATCCGTCGCTCTTTTCATACTGGCGAAGATTGAACAAAGCACCAACAAGTAAGCCCTTGAACTTCGCTTCATCCCAGTCGAAATGATAACCCGGATTACTTTCCTCCAATGCCTCTGTGAATGTCTTAAACTTGCGCTTTGTCCAACCATCCTGTTCTGTACCGTCATCCTTCGGAACATTCAAAAGATAATTACAGTGCCACTTCTTATCTTCCGTCTGCTGGTTTTCGTAATCCCTGCGATAGAAGTCACGGTACTCCCCCTCCGCAATATCCATCTGAATCTTTACATACTGACCGATGGAGTTTTCCTCCACAGTCGCACCAAGAATACGCATAACGTATCCACCCTTCGGGAGCGTCTGAACCTCTCCGTAACCCTTTGTCTGTGCAAAATCTCTGAAACTTCTAATAGCCATAGCTATGCCCTCCTTGAATTAATAATCTTTCATGACTTCGATTACCGACATAATGTCAGCATCTATATAATCCTCCGCAAATGCATCCAGCGGTGAGCGGCTGGAAGAATTATGGGAAGTTGTTTCAAACACATAA